GCCTATACCTCCTTCGTGGTTAAATGTTTCGCATATTCTTCAAGTGGCACACCTAATTTTTTAGCAATTGCTACCTGTGACGATGTGAGCTTCACAGTTTTGCGACCAGATGTTCTACCAGAACTACGGCTAGCCGAAGCTACCGTTTGTGCAGGTCTAACATTTTCAGTCGTTTGTGATGCAGTTGTAGCAAATTTGTGCGGAAATTCAAGTCTTATTCTTTTATCAATTTCTGCATAATATTCGTCACTTTGTGCATCATAACCTTCTTCTTCAACTAGCTTTTTATGTAAGCTAAATGCAGTAAAAGTCATTGGTTCATCTTTACCAAACCAAGTATTCTTAGAAGCCCAATCTTGAGCCTTAGGATCTGGATTGATAGTTTGTTCTTGTTGATATGTAGGCTGTTCTCTATATTCTTGAACAGGTTTAGCATTATCAACTTTAACCTCTAAAGCTTGTTTAGATTTGATTTCAGCAAGTCTTGCTTCTTCATATCCTAATTTAGCAATTTCAGTTTGAGCAGCTATTTCTGCTTTTAAATCACCATCAGATCTAGCTTGAGCTAATTTACCTGCTGCAGCTTCTAATGAAGATTTAATTCTATTTTCCATTTCAGATACATAACCTGTATCTAATCTATTTAGACGTCCTGAAAGGGATTCTTTTTCAGCATGAATTTTACGTGCATACTCAATAGCAGCTTCACGCTGTCTTTCAGCCTCACGCATCTTCTTAGTTAATTTTGCTATTCTTTTTTGAACACCTTCACTGTAATCGTCTAATTCTTTCTTTTGGTCATTTGCCGGAACTTTTTCTTCTGTTCCTTGGTCCTTGATTTCTGTTTCTTTCTTAGTCTCAACTGCAGGCTGCTCATTAGATTTTTCAGCTGTGTCAGTGGACTTAGTGTCGTTTGCACTAGTTTCATATTCCTTCTCTTGTTCAGGTTGCTTCGTTTGTAATTCAATCTCGGCACCTGGACCTGAAGTATCTATGTCAACCATTGGATCGACTTTTTTCTTTTTGTCTTCTATTGGCATAGTTTCTCCTATGTTTATATATGATGAAGAACGTCTTCAGGATTTTTAATTGTTCCTAAAACTTCGTCATCGTTTAAAAGACGGACTTCGCCGCCTTCTATTGGTAGTCTTGATCCCGCATAACGGGCAAAGATCACCCAATCCTTTTCCTTGCACCACGGACCTGTTGGATAGCGTTCTTTATCGTGATACGCTAATGGTCCCATCTTTATGACATAACCGCAATTAGTTGCGATTCTTAATTTGTCTAAAGATTCTTGTGCTATTAAAATTCCACCTTTAGTTTTATCTTTTGGGGTAAATGGTAATACTAATATTCTCCAACCCGTAGGGTTTGGTAGACTGTCAATAAGAGATTCAGATATATTATCTGCTCTTACTGTTTTTTCATTTTCTTCTTTATATTTTTCTTCAAGACCTAATACTGTTTTAGGTATTTCAGTCGAGTTTGATAACGTTTCCTTCATCTTGTCTTAGCTCCTTTTTGTTTAGCAGGTTAGAGATCTCCTGTAAGATATATTCGTATGTACGAATTTGACCTAAGATATACTTGTAGTCTTGCATATTGTCAACGCCTCCTGAAGTAACAATTGAAGTTAAATTACTTAGTTGATCCTTCATAAATCGTTGTAATTTACTTGCTATATCTACATCTTCCATGTTCTTTCTCCTTTGGTTATATTAACAATTCCACTTACGTAGAGATTTATTAATCCTTGAATTTGGGTCTCTTGCAGTTTTAGCTGAAGTCAATTTAGACTTCATCCCTTTCATTCTGGAACAGAATGATTTTCTTCTATTAGCTGATTTAGATCCTGGCTTTAATTTAGAAGGCTTTGTTGTAACAGCCATAGATAATTTAGATCCTGGATTAGCACGTCTATAAGATGCAATACCTTTTTTGTTTAGCCCACCTGATTCTGATTTACCTTCTTTACGTTGCCATGCAGGAGTTCCACCTTCTGCAGCTTTAAATTTTTCTTTATCAGGAATTATTTTGGCTTTTCCACAACCTCTAAGATGAGAACCAAGTCCAGCCATTATTTTTTAGGAAAACCTGCTTTCATATTAGCATAGGCTTTCTTAGATATAGTTGATTTAGATTTAGGTCTTGATATACCTAATTTTTTTCTACGATTTATATTTGCCCAAAGACCTGGTTTAGCAGAACCACCTTTTTTAAATACACCTCTACCTTTTAAAACATCTGCTCTAGTAACTTTTCCATCACCTGTTAGATCTGGAAATGCTTTACCACCTTTTTCAAGGTTTTGTCTTTGAATCTTAGCAATACCTGTTCCTTTAAATTGTTTTCCTAATCCTGACATTAATATAATTTAGTTGTTTTTATTTTAATTGCTTTTCCTTGGCCTCTACCTACTAATCCACCTTTAGCTTTTTTCTCTTTTGTTCCAAAGATATCTTCGTAATTTTTTCTATATTTTTCTGATGGAGTTAAATCATCCATCGTTAAACTTGGAACTGGATCTGGTATATCAATTACTTCTTCTGAAACTTTTCCTCTGCTAGCACCCTTAGCTTCTTTAGCAGCAATTTTAGCAGCTTTAGCCATATCTGCAGAACTAGTCAAACCTCTAGATCTAGCCATTTCAATAAAAGCTTTTCTTGTAGGTGAATAATTAGCTTCGTTATATTTACCTCTATTACTTCTAGGTTTTTCTTCAGCCATAGTTTTACTCCTTAAATAAGCCGGACTAGCCGGCTTTATTTAAATTTATTTTTTCTTCTTAGCTCTGCCGCCTTTTTTCATGTACTCAGCAGTTTCTTCTTTAGCATAAGACTCTGGAGATTTTTTTCCAGATTTAATAGCTTTAGCTTGTTTAGCTAAACCTTTTAATTCTTCGCCTTTATGCTTTTCAGCTTTTTCTTTTTTTACAAAAGCTTTAGGAGAAGTTTTTCCAGATTTAACTGATTTAGCTTCTGCTAATTCTTCACCATAAGTTTCTTTTCCACCAAAAGCTTTTCCACCTTTAGCTAAAGCAGCTCCCATTCCTCTAAGAGCAATTCCGCCGCCTCTAAGTGCTGCACCTAATCCTCTAAGAGCAATTCCACCACCTCTGAATGCTGGTCTTGGTCTTTGTTTGTAATCGTTTCTCATTTTAACTCCTTATCCGTTTTCTTGTTCTTTGTTCGCTACAGGTCTGTTAGCCATTGTTCTAGCAACTGACTCCGCTGAGCGACCAACCACATAACCTCCGAGTCCAACATTTAATAATGTCCAAACATCGCCAGGCAATTCAAAGGAGATAATTGCTCCCGTGAATACTTTTATAACAGGTCCTATAACATAATTCCAGACCAAGATAAAGATTAATACATACATTAAAAGGGGTCTCCAACTTGATGCAAACCAGCCTGCTTTAGCTTCTGCTTCGACTATTTTAGCTGCTGCTGTTAATTCAGCTGTATGAGATTGTAATAATTGTGTTTGTAAATCAGCTTTTAATTTAGCTTGAAGGTCTTTATCAGGAACTGCTTTTTCAATTGTATTAAAAAGAATTTTTGCAAGAGGTGCTACAGCATTTAGTACTGGTAGCATATTAGAACCACTTAGCTATTTTTCTTTTATCCGACATCATTCTTCTCTGACCTTTAACTGGTTGATATTGTGTCTCTTGAGCTGAAGAAACTTCAACGTCAATTCCACCTTTTTTATAACCGTCAGAATTTAAAAATTTATTATAATCTCCAACTTGAGTTCCGTAAGCAGATGATGAATCATCATTGCCCTTTACCATTCCGCCTTGTGCGTAACCTTTTTTTGACATACCTGCCTCCGATAATGCAATTGCTATTGCTTGTTTAGGGTTCTTAACTATTTTGTCTGATTTACCACTGTGCAATTTGCCAGCTTTAAATTCACGCATTACAGTTTTAATTTTACCTGGTTTCTTTTCCATATCAAATAGTTATATAGTTTTTTAAATAATTGTACATACTAATTTGGCTTAGTAGTTATCTTTTGTTTCATAAGGGAAGTAGCCGCTCTTAATTCAGCTAAATCCTCATTTTGTTGTAATTTTTCTTGTGTATTTGATTGGTTCATTAAAGCTTTCATCTTATCTAGGTTTAATCTAGATTCTGCTTCTTTAGCTCTTATAGCATTGTTTTGAGCTGTAATATCTAACTCACGTGCTTTTAATTTAGCAAGTGGATCATTATCAAATTGAGAAGTAATTTTCTTTTCTTCCTTCATAAACTCATCCATCATCTCAGCAATTAAAATTGCTTTTCTAGCTTCAATCTGCATTTGTAATTGTTGTACTTGCATTTGTGCTTGAGGGTTTTGTAGCATTTGAGGATTCTGTGTCATTTGTTGTATTTGCATTAATTGTTGACGGAACTCTAATTCAACTTGTTCCAAAGCCATTAAAGAAATATGTTCTAAAATATTTTTCTGTAATGATCCAACAATCATAGGATTGTTTCTTGCAAAGTTAGTTTCCATAAAATTTAAATGTGCAGTCATGTGAGCTCTATGGTCCTGTCCTCTGAAAGCTTGGAAAGGTTGAGCCGCTAATGCATCAATATGTTCTTGTGCTGGATCTTTTGGCATTGGCTTAGGTGGAACATTTAAAATTCTATCAATGTCTCTTACACCTAATGCTTCATACATTTTTCTGTATGTTTCATATAAGTTATGAATCTGAGGATTAGATTGAGCTAATTGTAATTGAGTTTGTGCTAAACTAATCCTCTGAGTTTGAGAAAATATATTTGGATCTGCAACTGGAATAACATCTACTTTGTCATCAAAGTCTGCTTGTTTAATTACTCTAGCTCCACCTACAACATCATAAGGATATTCTGGTGGTAAGTATAAACTAAATACTCTAGATAATAATTTAAATTCTTGTTTTAGTGATGCATATAATCTTTTATGAATAGCTGACATTGTTCTGCTTCCTCTTTCAAGTAAAGCAACTGTAGTTCCAACTGCAGCTTGTTGATTACCATCACCAACATTTAAATCAGCAATCGATGCAAATCTTTGTCCAGCTTGAACAACAATACCCATTAATTGTAATAAAGTTGTAGAAGGTTCTTTGAATGGTAAAGGTAAAAATGCATCTCTTAGATTTCCTCCAGGAGCATCTACATCTCTAAACTCACCTGGCTGAATAGGTTGTGCATCATCTCTAACTCTAATACCTCTTTGTTTAAATCCTGCTGGTAAATTAGATAAAGTTCCTGCATCTAATAATTGTCTAAGAGCAGCTGTTGCTGTACGTGACAATCCACCAATCATATGGATTAAACCAAATCCATAAAAACCTAAACCAGGTAAAAATTTAAAGTGAACGAAATACTGTATCTTTTGCTTTAATGGATCATTAGCATTAAAGTTTCTACGTATAGAAAGAATTTGGCGAGAGTTTTCTTCGATCGTTACAATGTAAGGAAGTTTAATTCCAGTTATTTCCCCGTTGGGAGTGCGATCTTCAAAACCCTCAAGGTCGATATTGACATGACATTCAATTAAAGTAAATACATCTTCTTGCTTACCTTTACGAATACCTTCTAATTGTTTTTCTTTTGTTTCTAATTTACTCTCTTGAACATCGCCGGGCTCACCAAGATCTACGTCTTTATAAAAGCCTGCAACTTGTTGTTTACGTAAATCATTTTCAGATATTCTAATAAGATGCATAATTGCTTCTGCATCATCTAGTGACGTTGCATTATATGGAACTACTAAATCTTCTGCTTGGATAAATTTAGATACTGCTCTTTGCATTAAAGAATCGTAGTAAACTTTTTTAAATGTAGATCCTGATAATGGAAGATAAAATAACATTTGATCAAACTCTGGTTCATATTCTTTCATGACATCCATTACTTGATAGTTCATAAAATCTTTAACACGATTTGCTTGATCTTCTTTTTCTCTTGTATTCAAACCAATCACCTGAGTTCTAACAGGTCCTTCGGCTGGTAATAATTCTTTGTAAGCTAAAGCTTGAAACTGTGTTACGGCTTCTGCAAGAACTGGATGAGTTACACCTGAAGCTCCTCTAAACGGTTGAGTTCTTCTTTCATACTTAAATCCTAAAAGATCTAAACCATCGGTATAAGCTTTTTCCCAATCTTGTCTTGATGATTTGTATTCAGAATAATTATCGTAAAGTTCTGCTCCTAATGGATCTAAAATATCGTCTGGTAATAATTCAGCTAAGTTATCAAAATGGTTTTCTGAATTAACTTGGTTAACGGCACCTGGTTCAAAATTAATTTCAACTCCACCATCTTCCGTTGGAGTTATTTCTGTACTACTAGGATCTGGTGCTGGAGTATTTATTTCCTGCTCAGTAGGATTACCACCAACTTCAATGGAGTTTCTAACTTCGTTTGGAAGTGCTTTGTCTATTGTTGCCATTTAAATTCCTTGAGTTTATTACCTTAACCTTTTTAGTGGGAACATTCAACCCCTGTGGATTAGGCCCTCTTAAAGGTGGTATAGTTGTTGTTAATTTTTTCATTAATAGTAAATCTTATTATCGTCTAAAGATGTTGGTGGATCTATATAGTCTTCTGGATGAGAAATCAAGCCACCTTGACGGAACCTCATAACAGCCTGGGTAGTAGAATCTACAAGGTCATCATTATCTCCAAAAGGAAAAGCAGCACATTCTTCAATCACTTCTTGTGCAAACTGTTTAGACTTTGGAGCCCATATCATACCTGATTCAAATAATGGAGATACAGAGTTAACACGTGAATGTTTATCATTACCTTTACTTGGTGAAAAATTTACAACAGGTATTCCCATTTGTCTAAGTTCATAAGTAAGGGGAAGTCCTGATGCTTTAGCTTCAATCAATACTGTATCTGGATTCCAATAAGTATATTGTTCGTGGGCCAGGCGCCTTAGATCAGGAAACTCTAATCGTTCTTTTCTAGCATCTAATAAAATCAAATGTTGTGGTGAATCTTCATTCAATCTAAACACACCCCAAGTTGTAATTGCAGAGTAATCCGCAGTTTCTTTTTTCATGAACGCCGTATCATAAGATTGTATAACATGATCTAAAGGTGGAATATAATCTTCAGTCCAATCTCTCCACCATTCCCTTTTAAGTAATGATCCTTCTTCTGCAGTTGGATCTTGCATATACTGAGCATTCCATTTTGAGATACCCGCTGAAGCTTTAACTGCTAGTAAATCTTCTAGCTTCCAATATTCTGGCCATACAGGTTTTCCACTTGGAAGTATTGCTGGAAATTCTACAACCTCCCATTGATCTGCTTTATCTTCTGCTGCTTGGGCCTTGATTAATTGTGCAGTTAAATCTTTTGTACTCCATCTAGTCATAACTAAAACGATACGTCCACCAGGCTGCAAACGCTGACGTGGTCCTGAAGTATACCACTCGTATGCTTTATCAAATGCCGTTTGTGAATATGCATCTTGTTCTGAGTGTGGATCGTCGATGATGAGCAAGTCAGCACCTCTACCGGTCACCGCACCCTGGACACCGACAGCAAAGTACTCGCCACCTTCATCAGTTTCCCAGCGACCTGCTGCTTTTGAATCTTCTTGTAATCTTGTATTAAATACTTCTCTGTATTCAGATGAATCAATTAAGTTTTTTGTTTTACGTCCAAATCTTACAGCGAGCTCTGCAGTGTGAGTTGCTTGAATAATTTTTAACTTAGGATTATTTCCTATCATCCAAGCAGGTAGAAAGTAAGAAGCAAATTCAGATTTAGTATGCCTAGGTGGCATGTTGATTATGAGTCTCTTTAATTCTCCAGTTTGTAATCTATTAAATTTATCTGATATGGTTTTGTGATGGGACCCCTCTATAAAATCTGGCCAAATGTATTTTACAAATGTTAAGAAATCAGAACGAACAGCTTTATCTTCTACCTTTTTAACTTTAGCCAAAAAATCTAATTTAGCTTTTTTTCTAACAGTAGGATCTGCAATGTTATTAATATTTCTAATTTTTTTTAATTGTTCTATATCAAGCATAATATTTAATTATGGTACCTTAAAAAGTTTATACCCTACCCGGGTGTATAAATCCAGCACTAAAGGGTAAGTCTGGGACCCCTATTTTTGTTTTACCCCCTCCCCCCTCTTCGATTTAAAAGTAAAAGCAAATCGGTTTGGTTTTTTTATTTGATGGGTGGGACCCGCCCACATGTATTTATTAGTGTGTTGCACTCATGCAACGCTATTAGTAGTGGTGCGTCATAGTGTCGCACCCTGCATTATTTTGTTTAACTATTTATTTCATTTGATAATCTGGTTTTAATTTAACGAAACAGAAAGGTAATAACATGACTAAAGAAAAGCTAGACCAAGTAAGCGCTGGAATAGATAGACTA